TTACATCATTGATATGGGCAAGATACTGCCAGAAGATGTGGGTATTATGTTTGAGAGGAATCCTTTCTTCTACGATTGGTATAAGAGAACTGTTATTTCAGAAGAACCTGTGGGTGAAACATACCACTAAAAATCGGCGTCTTATAAGTAGAGAGAATTATCGGAGAGAACTATGAAATATTTATTGATGGGGATGGTTGGACTTTGGTCGTACTACGTATTAGGGCCAAGTTTATCGTATGGGATGATGATGGCGATTAAACTATTTACGATATACTGTTTTTATGTATACGTAATGAACTACTTTTGTGGTAGGAACGAATCATGAATGAAAAAGAAATAGTGATAGAAAACTTATTTGAGAAATTAGCGGATATGATATTAACAATACTTCATAATGAAATATTGAGGGATATCATAGATAAAGTATAGGAGTGATAATTATGGTAAATGCAATACTATTGATAACAGTAATAGTCTTTTGGCTCGGAGCAATTTATTTGTATTTTCTTTTTGATAGATTACTAGATGATGTAAGAACTATCAACGAAGATGTACAAGAGTTGAAAGCATTATGCAAACTGAAGTTGGAACAACCCAATCAGGGAAGTCCAGTAGAAGTACCAGATGATGAATTTTTAGGAATCTAATATGTCGTTAAAAGACTTGAGTAACAACCTTCAGACTGAGGGTGAGTTTCACACATTCACAAAACAAGAAAGAGTGATACGTAGACCTCTATGTATTTCTGTATCCAAACGATTAGAGTTGCACACACTCATCAGTAAACACAAACACGAGGAAGCTCGTAAGACTAATGTTAAGGCATGGATGACCAATTGGTATTTGCACAAAGACAATCCTTTGGTCAATGATATATGTTTAAAGGCAATTGATATTGTTAAGAGTGTTACCATGCAAGACCAGAAAGGAAAATTCGAAAAGTTTTTTACATTCGATTGTTGGGGTGCGATATACGAAGAACACCAATACACTAAACCCCATACACATGGGCCTGCCTTATGGTCATGGGTATATTATATACAAGTGCCTAAGAATTCGCCACCCTTATATTTCCCACAGGCAAAACTAAATGTCTTTCCAAAGTCGGATGAGTTAGTTATGTTTCCTGGCCAAGTTATACACGAAGTACCAAAGGCATCAAAGATGGATGCCGAACGAGTAGTACTTGCTGGAAATATTTATCTAGATTATCGTAACAGTTAGTATAAATACTAATGCATCAAGCATGCTTAACAAGCTTATCTAATATATTATATGGAGAGATTGTTATGTCGTATTACCTTTTAGCAAAAATAATGTCAACACACCCAAACAGAAAAATCAATGGTCAATACAGAAGACTATACTATCGTGGACATATGCCTCACAAAGTTTAAAGTTACTGTATAAATACTTTCATGAATGAAAATTATTTTATGGGCCTTGATGGCTTCGTATGGTTTACTGGTGTTGTAGAAAATCGTAATGACCCTGCCAAACTTGGTAGAGTACAAGTCCGTTGTCTAGGTTTCCACACAGAAGATTTAAATGATATTCCTACGGAAGATTTGCCGTGGGCTCATGTCATGATGCCTGTTACTGACCCATCTATGCAAGGACTCGGAAACTCACCTAGTTTTTTAACTGAAGGAAGTTGGGTAATAGGATTCTTTAGAGATGCAGTAGAGAAACAACAACCAGTTATTATGGGTTCGTTGCCTGGCGTTCCACAATCGGAAGCAGATATCACAAAAGGTTTTAATGACCCTGGCGGTGATTATCCATCCGAAGAAATTATGCATTCAGGACATGGTTTAAATGAATCAGATGTATCAAGACTTGCAAGAGGTGTAGATGCAGAAACTCATAAGTCAGTTATCAATCGTAGAGATACTCTATGGAAAGGAATACCTACTGCGACCAAACCAAATGTATCAACAGTATCAACCACAAGTAAAACAGAAACTGCTGGAAGTTTTGATGAGCCTACACCAAGAGGATATAAGGCGGGCAACCCTGATTTAGTTTTTGGTGGAAAACAAATTGGTAACCCAACAGGAATCTATCCTTTCAATCATGTACACGAATCTGAATCTGGACACATCAAAGAAGTAGATGATACACCAGATGGTGAAAGATTATACACACAACATGCCGCTGGAACTTACGAAGAAATAATTGCCGATGGCACAAAGACAGTTAAGGTTGTCGGTGATAACTATGAACTGATTGCCGGCAAATCTAATATCTATGTGAGAGGAGATATTAATTTAACTTGTAGTGGAACTAAGAGAGAAAAAATTGATGGAGATTATATATTAGAAGTCGGTGGTGACTTCACAAGAAAGATACACAAGTCAGAACAAGTTAAGATTGGTGCTGGAGAATCTGGTGGAAACTTAGAGGAAGAAATAATTGGTAATCATGGATTCAATATTTCTAATTCAGTATCTGGTTCAATAGGTTCTACAGAATCAGGAACAGCAAAAGATTGCGATATCACAATTGGTGGAAAAGAAACTAGAACGATTGGTGGTACTTATGATGTAACCACTGCTGATAGTTATACTCTAACATCATCAAAAGATATAGGTTTGATATCATTCAATAACATAACTGCATTTAGTGTTGCTAGTACTTCTATATCTGCTGGAACAACCATGACTGTTAAGGCAGCAACAACTTTAGATATTAAATCTGAAGCTGTCGGAACATTATTATTTACAGGTGACGGAAGTACAGTTACTGCAAACAATGGTGGTGGTACAGCAATCGAACTTACAGCTCATAAGCATACTGACACAGCAGGTCTGGCCGCAGGAATTACAACTGCACCAGTAGAATAGGAGAAATAATATGGCAGATTTTACAAGAGCAGATATTGAAGGAGCAAATGAGTTATTAAATAAAACTCTTACGGATGCTCTTGCATTAAAAGATTCACTTCTAGCTCAACATGGTGGAGATGCCACAGCTATTTTAAATGCAGTAAAAGATAAAGTTTCAGATTTAAAATCATCATTATCAAGCATGATACCTGAGCTACCTACTATTCCAAATGCAAATATGCAATCTGAATTTGCAACATTAGTTAATCTAGATTTAACAACACCTGCTGGGTTAGAACAATATAAATCACAGGTTTTAGGAATCACTAATAAATTTGGTACAGCAATGGCAGACAAAGGATTGGATATTGGTTCTCTTGCTACACAAATACAATCAGGTATAGGAGATGTTGGTGACCTACTTCCAAATCTACAAATACCAGATGGGTTAAGTATTCCTATTGAGTTACCTTCAAATATAAAGATACCATCTGTAGAAGCTATAAAAGAAAAAATAACTGTAACCCCTACACTTCAATTAGTAACTAAAGAAATAGAAGTGGTTACAGATGAAGTATCTGGAATGACAAAGGTTACAACAACTTCTACAGAATCTACATCAACAACAACCACACCTAAAACTGTTACTAGTACATCAACTAAAAAATTAATAAAGGTAAGTGAAACTGGTGGGGAAACTAGAATTGATTACAGCAGAAATGCAGATGGGTCATTGTATGATGCTGATGCTGCAAATGAAAGATATTTTCAATCACAACTTGCATTAAGAACTCGTGTCAGAGGTTATTATGTTGTTAATAATAGAAAAACATTTCTTCAAAGGTACACAAATGAAAAGATTGATAGACTTTACAGTCTAGTAAATGGTCAAGACACAGACCAAGTAGACAAAGGTACGGGCAAGTTGATAAAAAAATTCTTAAGCCCCGCCTCAACTAGAAGATACTTTTCAAGTTATACATATGATGATGGTGGTAGGACAGATGAAAGTTTCTTAGAAGCTAGAAATATGGGTGATTGGGAATGGAAAGAAGATGATGGTTCAGTTATTTGGTATGATAGAAGATTTAAGAAACACAGATTAACTTAATATGATAGGACAAACTCTTATAAATAATAGTTAAATAACAAGAGATTATATATGTCTGCCTACAAAGATGCCCAAGCACAGAATGATATTAGTAGGAATGCTACACAATATTCTGATTTAGACTTATTCTTTGGTAAGAAACCAGTAGGTTCTGATATCAGTAAAGTAACTGATATACAAGCAGTTAAAAGGTCTTTAAGAAATCTTGTTAATCTGAATACATTTGAGAAACCATTCCATCCAGAAATAGCTGGTGGGATTCGTGAAATGTTATTTGAACCCATGACACCAATAACTGCTGTAGTTTTAACTAGAAAGGTAGAAGATGTTATTAACAACTTTGAACCAAGAGTAAGATTAGTATCAGTTAGAGCACTACCAGATATGGACAGAAACATTTATAATGTATCAATAGAATTTTATGTAGTTAACGCACCCACAGAATTGGTAGACTTATCAGTTATATTAGAGAGATTACGATAATGGCAGTAAATGATAAAAGATTAAGAGTAACTGAATTAGACTTTGATAACATCAAACAAAATTTAAAAACTTTTTTAAAAGCACAAAACGAATTTAAAGACTATGACTTTGAAGGTTCTGGTATGAGTATTCTACTAGACACTCTTGCATACAATACTCACTATCTAGGATTCAATGCTAACATGTTAGCAAACGAAATGTTCTTAGACAGTGCATCACTTCGTTCAAGTGTAGTATCTCACGCAAAGACTTTAGGTTATGAAGTAACTTCTGCAAGGTCACCCTATGCAACAGTTAATGTAAGGTTAACAACCCCATCAAATAATAAAACAATGTCAGCTGGTACAGCATTTACAACAAATGTTGGTGGAACAGATTATCAATTCGTTACCATTGCAGATGTAACAGGAAATAATTCAGGCAGTGCTGTTCAATTTGATAGTGTAAATATTTACGAAGGTACTTATGTTACAACAAAGTATGTAGTAGATACTGCTGATGTTGACCAAAGATTTTTATTGAGAGATGCTAATAGTGACACATCAACTTTAACTGTTAAGGTACAAACATCAAGTTCTAATACAAGTACAACTACTTACACTAAAGCAACAGACATAACACAATTGTCTTCATCAAGTACAGTTTACTTTTTACAAGAAACCGATAGTGGTTTGTATGAAATATATTTTGGCGATGGTGTAGTTAGTAAATCATTATCAGATGGTAACATTGTACAACTACAATATGTAATTACAAATAAAGGTGAAACGAATGGAGCATCTACATTTAGTTCACCATCAAGTATCGATAGTGTTTCATCAATCACAGTAACAACTGTTGCTAGTGCAATAGGTGGAGCAGATGCAGAAACTTTACAATCAATAAAATTAAATGCACCATTAGATTATGCAGCTCAAGGAAGATGTGTAACAGTAGATGATTATAAAACATTTACTAGAAAATTATTTCCAAACACTCAAGCAGTTTCTGTTTGGGGTGGAGAGGATGGTAGTTATGATACAAGCACAGGAGTATCAAGTAACCCAGAATATGGTAAAGTATTTATTTCAATCAAACCTACAACTGGTGCAAACTTAACAACTGTACAAAAGAGTAACTTAGTGGCGGCGTTCAGTCCATTTAAAGTTGCTTCAATTACACCAGTGATTGTAGATGCAGACACAACTTTTTTAATTTTAAATATTACATTTAATTATGATTCAACATCAACAACATCTACTAAAGATGAATTAGCATCTTTAATTTTTAAAACTGTTTCTAGTTATAATATAAGTGACTTACAAGAATTTAATAGTTCGTTTAGACATTCTAAACTTACAGGATTAATTGATGGTACAGATTCATCTATACTAAACAATACAACTACAGTTACTATGGGTAAATTTTTTACACCAGTATCTGCATCAACTTCTTATACACTTAATTTTAATAATGCATTTTATAATCCACACGCATCTCACAACACAGGTTCTGGTGGAATTATTTCTTCAACAGGATTTTATTTAGATAACAGTGTAACAACAGAATACTTTTTTGATGATGATGGTTCTGGTAATTTAAGAATTTATTCTATAGCTTCTACAGGTGTTAGAACATATTTAAATTCAACAGCAGGAACAGTAAATTATACTAGTGGTTTAATTAGTACAACTTCATTATTAATTTCTGCAGTATCAAATGTAGATGGTACATCATCTTCAAAGATTCGTGTAACAGCAATTCCAAATTCAAATGATGTAGTACCTGTAAGAAATCAGATACTAGAAATTGATACAATCAATACAACAACAGGTGGAAATGTTGATGCACAATCTACAACAGGTTTAGGTTACACAGTATCATCAACAGGTACAACTTCAACTACAACTGTATCGACACCTTCATCCAATCCAACTTCTTCGGCGTATTAGATGAATGGCAAAAAATGATTCCAAATTAGTAACTAAAGTATCGCCACTCATTGAGGGTCAAGTACCTGACTTTGTACAAGGGGAACATCCACTCTTTGTTAAATTTCTTAAACAATATTATCAATACCTAGAGGCAGGTAGAATTACCTACACAGGTGAGTTAGATTATTTAAGACAACAAACAAATACATTAGAATTTATTTTACACGAAGATGGTGAAAGAGTTGTAACAGAATCTGGTGCTGGTACTACAGGGTTATTTGTAAATGGTGAAACCATTACAGGTTCAACATCTAAAGCAACTGCAACAGTATTAGTAGAAGATGGTAGAAGCAAATATCTTTACATATCTTCTCAACAAAAATTTATTACTGGTGAAACTTTTACTGGTACAACATCTGGCGCAACAGGAGTTATGTCAGAGTATCGTGCTAACCCAGTACAAAACATTCAACAACTTTTAGAGTATGCCAATGTAGATAATACTATCTATGATTTCTTAGATAATATGCGTGACCAGTTCATGACTTCTATTCCTGAAACATTAGCAACAGGAGTATCTAAAAGAAATCTATTAAAAAACATTAAAGATTTATATGCGGCCAAAGGAACATCTGAAGGTCACAAATTATTTTTCAAAGCATTCTTAGGTGAAGAACCAACTCTACTTTATCCAACCCAATACATGATGAGAAGTTCAGATGGTAATTGGACACAAAGAATTTTATTAAGAGTTTCAGCTTCTGACAATGTTGTTGGTGATGAAGTAGTCAATCAAGTTATAACAGGAATATCATCTGGTGCTACTGCGATTGTCGTATCATCATCTACATTCACACAAGGTGTATTTGCTGTAACAGAATTTGAATTACAAAGTCTTGAAGGCACATTCCTTGATGGTGAAATAATTACAGCAACATCAATTACAAGAGATGTAGATGTAACATTTACAGTGTCATCACAAATCACTACAAGCGCTGTTAGTAATGATGGAATACTTAATAGTGTCAATGATACACTTAGTATTGAAAGTCTTGGCTCAGGAGTGTCTGAGGTCGTTGTAGAGGATATTCTAACTGGGTCTGTAAGTGATATAATAGTAGATAATGGTGGTAGTCTATATGAAGTCGGTGATGAAATTACATTTACTTCTGATTCAAATGATACAGACATCTCAAGTGCTACTGGTGTTGTTAGTGCAGTCGGTGGTGGTATACTACAAGAAACAGGTACTCTAGATAATTCAAATATTACAACTGATATAATTCATTTAGAAGATGCTTCTACTATATCATTAGTACCTTTTGAAATTGCTTTAGAAGATGGTAATTTAGTTCAAGAAAATATTACACCAGATTCTTCGACTACACAATTTACTCTTACAGTTTTAAATTCAAACACAGATAGTATTCGAGTTTATCGTGATAGTGTAGAGTTAAGTACAACAGATGTTGCAGGCGATATTGTATGGAGTGTAAGTGGCACAACATTAACATTTACTACTGCACCAACAACAGGTATACCTTATTTAATAAAAGGTAACTCTGTTAATAAATTATTATTAAATAGTACAAGTGGTTTGGCCACAAATGCTGGTCATAATTTATTAACAGATACAACACAAGAAACTAATGATGAATTTGGAACATTCCCAGACTTAATTGTTTTAGAGGAAGATACATTTGACACATTAGCAGAAGCTACATCAATTAGAAAAGTGCAAGTAACTGATGGTGGTAATGGATATTCTAAATTACCTACATTAACAATTACAAGTACACTAGGTACAAGTGCAAGTCTTAAATCAAACACTACAGATATTGGTAGAGCAAATGGTATAGAAATTAAAGATAGTAGTTTCAGTTTAGATTCTAACAATCCACCAGATGCAACATTTAAAGCTCACTTCTTATTAAAAAGTATAACAGGAACATTTGCTAAAGGCAATACTTTAACTACACACACAGGAACAGTATCAGGTTGGGATGCAAACACACAAGTATTAAGTACTACATTTGAAAATGTAATTAGAACAAAGAGTGAAACAGATAGTACAAACGAAGGTATAACATTAGAGAATGTTAGACTAGAAGAATCTAATATTCTTTTAGAAGATGAGTTAGATTTTGATGATGGTAAAAACTTCTTAACAGATGCAACAGGTACAACTGAACCAACAAATACAGCAGAAACTTTTGTTGTTAAAATCTTACCAAAATCATCTGATGCAACAGCGAACGCATTTTATATAAATGGAGTAGAGAGTCCAAGACTTAGTTTAGCAAGAGGTAACACTTATATATTTGATACATCACATAGTTCATTATATAATATACTTACTACAGCAAATCATCAATTATTATTTGCCTCAACTATTACTGGTGGTGCTTCAGGTGGAACTGCATACACAACAGGTGTAACACAATCTTCATCTGCAACTATACCAATAGGAACAACAGGTTCTTTTATTCAAATAGTAGTAGCAGAAGATGCTCCACAATTATATTACTATTGTGCCAACCATTTAGGTATGGGAAATTCTTTACTTGTATTTACAAGACCAACAAGAGTTGATGGTATCGGTGATAGACTTGTAATAAATGCTAATGATAAGACAGGTGATGATGGTATATCATTAGAGAGTGGAACAGAGAGAGCAAGTGGTACAGATTTACTAGTACAAGAAAGTGGTCAACCTGTAGGTAATGCTGCAGCTCATGGAGAAACTTCTGGTGGAAGAATTGTTATTGAACATGAACATAGAGATGGTGGAGTGCCACACAATGTAGGTGACACATTAGCTATAAACAGATATCGTGAAAATGGTGGAACAAATTATGTTACAACTGAACAAGGAGTAACAGGTAATCCTACCGATAGATTAAGTACAGAAGATGTTGGAAATAATTTAGTACAAGAAGATAACGAAAAAATATTATTCGAAGAAGATATATCATTTGATAACATTGTATTAGATGGAACAGACAGTGCATCAGTAGATGCTGCTGATGATATTATAAATGAATCACCAATAGATTTTTCAAACAACAATGTAACCATTACTGATTCAGGTGGTGCAACTGCAACGATTGTATCTGCAGATATTTCTACAGGTTCATTAACAGTTGACACACAAAAAACTAATGTTGGTGTTTACAGTGGTATCGATAGTTTAGTTGGTGAAGACTTAAACAGATTACAAGATTCTTATTACTATCAAGATTACTCATACGAAGTTAGAGTTGGTGAATCACTATCAACATATTTAAACGAAATGAAAAAAGCAGTACACCCAACAGGGTTTGCAACATTTGGTAAGGTATCAATTGCATCACAAATCTCTGCAAGAATCACAGCAACTGGTGCTGGTGTTTCTGGTTATGTTGGTGACACAACAACATTCTCACCTGAACTTGCTTCTACATTCAAAACATTATTTGATGAACATATAAGAATATCACACAGAACAGCTGTTGGTATACAAGACCACGACCAACATATTGTATTAAATGGAACAGATGGTTCTTCAACAAATGCTGGAGATGGTATACTTTATGAAGATGGTACAGGAGAAACAGGTCATGGAATTATTGCATCTGAAGCTGCGAAAGGTATTGGTGGAGAAAGTCAAAGAGCAATTATACATTCTAGAGAAATTAGAATTAACAGTAATCCAGTTTCAAAAGTTAAAGATAATGTATTGTTACTTTTAGCTGTTCATCCATTTAAAGAATCTTGTGGTATCACATTAGAAAGTGGTTCTGGTACTTTTGCTGATAGTTTAGTATTAGATGGTGTAAGACCATTTGATGATAATGTACCTTTTACTTTAGAAGATGAAACAGGAAATATATGTTTAGAAACTTGTAGGCCTGGGGCAGGAAAATTACTTGCAGAGTCAGATAGAATTGCAGTACCAGATAGTTTAATACAAAATGAAAATGAAAAAATATTATACGACTTAGAAGACAATGATACTACACTTACATTCAATGATGTGGGTGATGTAATATTCGAACACATATTACAACCAGATGCAATTACTATTAGTAATAGTGATGCTAACTTATCAGACTCAATCGTTATGGAAAATGAAGGTGAGTTGTTATTAGATGGTACAGACAATTCTCAAACAGATGCTGGATTTCATATACTACAAAATACAAAAGAAACAACAGTCACAGAACAAGATAGTGGTATGATAGTATTCAATGGTACAGATGTAAATGGTGCTGATGCTGGTGGATTTATTTTAATGGAAGATGCCATAGATGTTGGTACAGTATTAACAATGAGATTAGAAAGAGATGTAAGAATAATATCATCAAACTCAAAAAGAGAAACATTTATTCTAGAAGAAACTGGAGTATTAATATCAGAAGATAATGATTCAACATCAGTCAACGATAGAATTATAAGTGATAACCTAAGTGAGTCTGGTGGAATACTCATGGAAGATGTCTTTGCAAGAAAACAAAATGATGCAATTAAATTAGAGTATGGTGAAGGTATAATCATTATGAATGGTAGTGGTAATATACTTTCTGCAGATGTAACAGGTTCTGTACTTGCAGTTCCATATGATGAAGATGCAGGATTTGCTGTAACATTTGAAACTGAATTTAGGGACCAACCACTACTTGCAATGGAAACTTTTAATGTTATAGGAAGTAGGGGTCATATACCAGAGGAAAACTTTAGACTAAGTTCTCAAAACGACACTAGTTATAAGTCTAAATATGGGTATACATCACATGTTTTGCCTGCTGAGATAACTGTTCGTACAACTGGTGATATTGCTCTTGAAGATGCAACGGACACAACACATGGATATTTGGTATTAGACACAGCTGCAAATGCTGGACAGAATATAGATTTAGAGGGAGCAACAGGAATAACATTTTAATTAATGTTACATATAACTTGTATAAATAATCAAAAGAATGGGAATAATTAAATGTCAGCAATCATAACAGAAAAATTTAGACAACACAATGCAGACCAGTTTGTAGAAAGCTTTACTGAAGCTTCAAATTCTACATACTATTTATTTGTCGGAAAGGCAACTGCATACACATCATCAACTACAGGGGGTAGTGATTCAACACCACCAGCTCCTGCTGATGCACCAGGCGATACAGAATTTTATGCATGGGATTCCATGTTAGCTGCAAAAAATGTAACATCAGGTGATGTGACATATGCAATACCAAGAAGAAACTGGGTAAACGGCACAATATATGATATGTATGATGATGATGTATCTTCATCTAGTACAGCAACATCAGGTGCTTCAAATCTTTACGATTCAACATTTTATTTTATGACTTCTGATTTTAGAGTTTATAAAGTATTAGACAATAATGGTGGTACTGCATATAGTGGTGCTGAACCTACATCTACCTCATCATCCCCATTCGAGTTAGGTGGATATGTTTTAAAATACATGTATGCTATTACAACTTCAGAAGCTGCAAAATATTTAACTAGTGAT